GAGCAAAGTGAACAGATTGTGGATGTCAATCGTGACATGTACAAGCTTGATTCCACTTTGGCGAATTTCCTAGCAAGGCCGGTGTTGATACATTCAATAGCTTGGGTTGAGGGTAGCAGTATTGATGATGCTATTTATCCTTGGCAATTATTTTTTAGTGATTCTGTTATTAAAAATAAGATCCAGAATTATAATTATATTAGTTGTACTATGAAGGTAAAAGCACTGATCAATGCATCCCCATTTTATTATGGGTGTGCTGGTATTTTTTATCAACCATTGATTGATTTTGATCCCGCTCCTATTATTGAGGTGGCAGGGTACACAGGTTCTCTCGTACCATATTCTCAAAGACCACACATTTGGTTGTATCCAGCTCAATCCCAAGGTGGAACCTTGGAATTACCATATCTGAACCCCAGACAATGGTTAGATTTAACGAATGATGATGAAGTTCGTGATTTTGGAAGATTACACATCAAAACCTTAACTGCATTGATGAATGCAAATTCTGTTGCTGGAGCTGGTTGTGATATCCAAATCTATGCTTGGGTTGAAAATGTGAAGATGTGTGGTCCTACGATTACTGCAGCCTTACAAGCTGGGGATACGAAGGTGTCAGCAAAACACATTGAGCAAAAGTATGATGAATCACCAAAGATAAGCACAATAGCATCTTCAATCTCAAGAGTGGCGGCCAAAGCAGCCGCTCTACCAGTACCTTTTGGTACAGCAGCTTCTGCTGTATCACTCGCTTCAGGAGCAGTTGGAAAAATCGCGGGATTATTCGGGTATACAAATACCCCAGTGGTGGATGATGTTCAAGGATTTAAAAACTTACCATTTCATGGGCTTGCTTCCTGTGAAATTTCTACTCCAATAGATAGGTTAACACTTGATCCGAAGAATATTCTTGCTAAAAATCCTGAAGCTATTGGAGTGGAGAGAGGAGATGAAATGGATATTGCAAACTTTTGTGCAAGAGAAAGTTATTTGACACAATTTAACTGGACAGCCACTGATGTTTTGGATGATCTATTGTGGGGCACCGTTGTGATGCCTAGAATGATGCGAAGAGATGGTACCACACAATATACGTGGCAGATGACACCTATGTGCATACCAGCTTATATGTTTGAAAATTGGAGAGGAAATCTAGTTTATCGTTTCAGGTTTATCTGTACTAAATACCATAGAGGTAGAGTGCGAATAACTTGGGATCCAAATACGAATTTAACATCATTGCCCAATACCAAAGTTTCCAATTATAATCGAATCGTTGATTTGGCAGAAGAGACTGATATTTCAATTGAAATACCATATCTTGCGCCTACTGCTTTTTGTAAAAATGGAAATGGTTATAGTCAATACTATGGCGAAACTCCTCCCTCACCAAATCATGAATATGATAATGGACAATTAACATTACGTGTGCTTAATCAACAAACTAGTCCTATACTCAGTGCAGATATTGTTTGTTTGGTTAGTGTGTATGGTAAGGGTATGGAATTCGCGCAACCAAGAGATGTAACTTCTAGTTTCACAGCTTATTCACTTCAATCAACAGATACTTATGTGGAAGGTAAAGAGGCAGAAGCATTGTTTGAAGACACAACACCTCCCGCAAACCTCAATGAGATTTATATGGGAGAATATGTGAGTAGTTTTGATCAGATAATCAAAAGATCAGCTTACCATGGTTCAGTGTTCTTCAATGCGGACGATATTTCAATGATGAGAATAAGTTTCTCAACATTTAATTGTTTTCCTCGGTATCCTGGTTATGATCCTGATGCAGAATACCTGGGTTATGGTGAATTAATCCCTGGTACAGCTTTCCCATACAATTTTGTTCATTGGACTCCAATAACTTGGATATCCCAATGTTTTGTATGTTGTCGAGGGAGTATCAATTGGCATGTGAATGCTGTTGCAGGAAGACAGATACCTAGTTTGCGAGCTAGTAGATATTTAGCGGCAATAACCAATGCAGATTTGTCAAATGGTGTTTCCGTTCTTAATGGTGCTACACAATCAGAATTAGCTTCATGGTGTGTGAGAAGAATAAGTGCTGGTGGTGCTGGATTGACACTCACAAATGGGTATACTCAATCGGCATTAAGTATTAATGCTCCTTTTTATAATCAAAATAAATTTAGGAACGTTTCATCTACACATGCTACATTGGGTTATTCTGGAGACTCAACTGATACTGATAACCTTAGGGTTACTGCTGTCTTTACTCCAGAAACTACCATGAAAGCCGGTGAGATGCATTTTGACAATTACGTCAGTGCAGGACCGGACTATAATCTGAGTTTCTTTTTGAACGTGCCATCTATGGTTGAACTTGCTGAAGTTCCTGATGGTGTCTTACCCTAGTACCTGGGCTAAATTGGTACAAATCTCGGTTGGAGATTTAAAACTCAACCAACAGGTCAGTTTACTGGCTAAAACTAGAATGAACGGTGTTCTAGACTCTGAG